CTTTGCCTACAACAAAAACCGTTAGTAGCTCCCCTACTTCAAATACAATATGGAAAAGTAATACAGAATCTAAGAAACAGTCATCAGGTTATTTGCCTCCAGCAAACGACGACGAATTTCTTGAAGCTTTGGCATCTTACGAAACAATAGAAAGTGATGGACAAATTATTGATGCATCAACAGGATCAGTCATAGGCGAAGCACCTAAGGACAATGATATATCATACTCGTCTACAGGAGAAGTTATAGTTACTAAACCAGGATATGAATTTATGTATAACGGTTCGGGTGCAATGGAAAATTCTCTTGAAAAGGTAAAAAGAAACACATACAGTAACAAAGCCGAAGCTAAAAAGCGTCTAGCAGAACTTCAATTAGATCCATCAGATTATGAAGAATTACAATCTGATATTTCTACTGCCTCAGATGGCAGAGCACAAGTAAATGCTCCAGGCCGTACAATAACTGGATTTTATGTACCAGCGGATTTTCCTTATGTAGAAAATAATCTAAATGAAGGAGATTTGTTTACAGGTTATCTTGCTGAATATGATGAAGCAACTGATTCAGATGTATATATAGATTATGAAATACTGAGAGCAGACGGAACAACAGAATTAATTACATTTTAAATAATGACAAATATAGGTAGTAAGAATGTCACTGAGTTATCAAAGAACTAGACTTTTAAAAAATGCAAATTTACGAGGCCCTGGCCCGTTTGAAGCAATAATTATAAACCATCTGGATCCTCATTACCAAGGGTCGTTAGAGGTTGAAATTTTACGACACAACGCAGCTAGTAATACACCGCAACGTAGTGGACAACTAGTAAAGGTAAAATACCTATCTCCGTTTTATGGAGTAACCCCGGTAAATGATTTAAAGGCTAAAGACGGTTTTGAAAATTCTCAACAAAGTTATGGCATGTGGGCAGTTCCGCCAGATTATGGAACTAGAGTATTGGTTATATTCGCAGAAGGAAATTCTAGTAATGGTTATTGGATCGGATGTATACCTGATCACAACATGAATTTTGCAGTACCGGACGGACGTCCTAGCACAAAAAATACTACAGAAAAAACGCCAAAAGAATTAAAAGGTAAAAAACTACCTGTAGGCGAATATAACAAAGCGTTTGAAACAGGTGAAAAGACAAATCCGTCACAGTTTGCTAGACCATATAATAAAGATTTTACAAGTGTTTTACAGATTCAGGGATTACTTGAAGACGAAGCAAGAGGAACAACTACAACAAGCGCAGTGAGAGAAGTACCGAGTATGGTATTTGGACTTTCTACTCCAGGACCAATGGATAAGCGCCAGGGTAGTCCTAAAGCTCATTATGGCGAAACCGACGGCGGCGTTGAAGTACCGTTTAATAGACTCGGTGGTAGTAGTTTTGTAATGGATGACGGAGACGATAAGTTAATAAGAGCAACACATGCCGAGGATGGACCACCTATATATGTTAATAGACAGCGACTAGAAGAAGGTGGTGACGAAACTATTCCTCATAATGAATTACTGCGTTTTAGAACTAGAACTGGACATCAGATTTTATTACATAATTCAGAAGATTTAATCTATATTGCTAATTCAAGAGGTACAGCTTGGATCGAATTATCGTCTGATGGTAAAATAGACATACATGCTCAAGACAGTATTTCAGTAATGACAGATACCGACTTAAATTTTACTGCTGAACGTGATATTAATATGGAAGCAGGTAGAAATGTAAATGTTAAAGCGTCTGCACGTTGGAGCGATTATAAGGCAAGTGAAGCTGGTATTGAAAGTGGCCGAGTGCAAATTGAAAGTTTATTTGATACAAATATTCTTGCAGAGCGAGATTACAATATTGCTGTAAAAGGTAATAACAATACTTCTGCAGGCGGCGCTAATAATTTCTCACAAAATGAAATATTAAGTATTAAGGCAAAACACATTTATTTAGAGTCTGAAGGCGACATACATTTAAAGTCAGCGCATAGTTTTTATAGAACATCCGGGTCTAATATGTATGATTTTGTAGAAGGAATTTATCACTTAGACGGTGAATTTGCAAACTTTAATATTGGCGAGGATATAAACACCAAAGTCGGTAACACTATAAACACAACAGCTGGACAAAATATATTAAACAAAACTATAGTCGGCGATATACAAAATGTTGCACAAAAGGATATTGTTAATGAAACATTAACTGCTGACACTTCTAAGATTAGCAATCTGTCAGCAGGAACAATTCATCATAAAAGTACCGGCGAACTAGATATAGAATCTAGTCTAGTTAATATAAAAGCAACTGATAGTTATATTGATGGAAATTTACAAGTTAAATCAACAGCAGATATTTCAGCCCTAACAGCAGGCAGTGTTAACGGAACAAGTGCTGGCGGTGTATGGTCTGATACTGGAAGCGGTGATGATCAAAAATTAAATTCGCATAGTTTTAGTTTTTCAGGATCAGCACCAACATCAATACCTGCGGCATTAGCAAAAAATACGAAGTTACCACTACCTAATAAAACTGCATCAGGTGCGTTAGTAAGTGCAAGTCCTGGATTATCATCTGGAGGAGATAATGGTGGTAAGGCTAATGGAGATAGCGGAGGATATGGTAACGTTATGCCTTTAAGTACTCACACACTTCCATATGTATTTCCAGGTAATCCTACGCCGACTCCGTACCAAACTATTGTGCCAAGAGCACCGCAACATGAGCCTTGGCCACATCATGAGAATTTAAACCCTGTAGAATTTAAAAGAGACAAGACAGATAGAGAATCGATTGGTACACTTACAAGTACTGATGTGTTTATTGCTCCTGATGCGTTTGATAAAGGTAAATCAGCTGCTAGTTCTATTAGAGTATTAGGCACAGGCGGTAATATTACTAGTAGTACTATATCTAACAGTGGCGAAAACGACGAAGCTGATACTATGCCAATTAATCGAACACCTAGTTCACAAACTCCACCTGCAACTGACCCTGATTACCGTCCATACTCCGGAACTGGACAATCATACGGCAGAGTAAAATACGGTGAAGAAGGAGTAGACAGAGATCCGTTATACTATACTAATAAAGGTAATAAGGCTCGTAGGCTTAGATGCGAACAACGACTTGAAGATTTGTTAATTAAAGTTGCATTAGAATTAGATGTAAAAGTAGAAATCTTTAGCGGCGGACAAATGCCAAAAGACCAGTGTCTATCAGAAGGCGGCTGGGAAAAAACGATTGATGGTCAAAAAGGTTGGGTACATCCATCCGAACCTGAGATGTTAGTAGGCACAGGATCGCCTAGACATAATTTTGGATCTGCTGCTGATATTAGAATTTATGAAAACTCAGTAAGTCCAGAAAATCAAATATTATGGAATACTGCATTAGGTGCAGAATTTGGAAGACTGTTTATTAAATATGGCGGAAGTAGTGCAGTAGGCGGCTACAAAAAGAATGGCAGACCTTATATGACTTGGCCTAGTAATATACACGTAGATATTGTCGGAACTGACAGAGCCGGCACCCTTTCTTGGTTTAATCAAACAGCAACGTGGGCTTCTAAAATATCTAGTGGTAGAGCTCAACAAACTACCCGTATTCGGTCGGCATTTGCATAAGGTAAATACAGTATGAGTTCATTAGAAAAAAATCTATACAAAAGGGTTACTGTACAAGGTAAACCAACGCCATCATCAGTTGGAAGATCTTATAGAGGATTCTCTAGTATTAACGAAAATACTGAAGGATTTGCATTATATGATTTTGAGCTTATTAAGCAAGATATTATTAATCATTTTCATATACAACGTGGCGAAAAACTAAGTGATCCGTATTTTGGATGTGTGATTTGGGATCTGTTATGGGAACCATTTACAGATGATGTGCGAGATGCTATATTAGAAAATGTTACAAATATTGTAAACTATGATCCGAGAGTTCAAGTTGAGAATGTATTTGTTGATACTTATGAATCAGGCATTGAAGTAAGTTGTTTATTATCTTATCTGCCTTACAATATTTCAGAGCAATTATTGTTTCGTTTTGATCAACAAAGCACTAAAGATTAATAACAGATACTATTATTTCCTTGCATAAATATAAACATTATTGAAGGAAATTTTTATGTCATCAACTGATAGGCAATCGCGATTATTAGCAACAGAAGATTGGAAACGAGTTTATCAATCTTTCCGCAATGCAGACTTCCAAAGTTACGACTTTGACAACTTACGTAGAACAATGATTAATTACCTACGTCAAAATTACCCAGAAGACTTTAATGATTATATTGAAAGTTCAGAATATCTTGCGCTAATCGATTTAATTGCATTTTTAGGACAAAATTTATCCTTCAGAATTGACTTAAATGCTAGAGAAAACTTTTTAGAAACAGCAGAGCGCCGAGAAAGTGTGCTAAGATTAGCTCGATTAATTTCGTATAATCCTACAAGGAACAAAGCAGCTAATGGATTGTTAAAGTTTGATAGTGTATCAACTACTGAAGGTATTATTGATACTAATGGTAATAATTTAGCTAATAAAACTGTAGTATGGAATGACAGATCAAATCCTAACTATTTTGAACAATTTAATAAAATTTTAAATTCTGCACTACCGGGTGAAAACTCTATAGGAAATCCATCTAACATTGCAAATTTACAAAATATTACTACTGAGCAATATACATTTAATGCGTTAAATGCAGATGTTCCAATATATAATTTTGAAGCTGTAGTAGAAGGAATAGCTACTAAATTTGAAGTTACAAGTACAATTATAAGTGAAGATTCAATAATTGAAGAACCGCCATTACCTGGAGTTAGTCCATCTTTTGTGTACCGAAATGACGGGCAGGGCGCTGGAAGCTCAAATACAGGATTTTTTATGCACTTTAGACAGGGTACAATGGATAGTGCTGTGTTTGATATTACTAACCCAATCCCAAACCAAACTGTTGCTATTGATAATTCAAATATTAACAATTCTGATTTATGGCTATACGGTATTGACACTAACGGCTTTGAACTTGATTTATGGACTAAGCTTGATTCAGTTGAAGGTAACAATATAATTTATAACAGTTTATTTGCTAATAACAAAAATGTTTATGCAGTTACTACACGAGTAAGTGATAGAGTAAATCTTGTGTTTAGTGATGGTGTATTTGGAAATTTACCTGCAGGTAAATTTCGTTTATATTATAGAACTAGTGATAATAGGAATATGGTAATTAACCCTAAATCTATTAACAATGTAACAATCGAAATTCCATATGTAAGTAAAATTAATAGACAAGAAACATTAACAATTACATTAGGACTAAAAAACTCTGTAACAAATGCAAGACCGTCAGAAACAGATGCAGATATAAAACAAAATGCCCCGGCAACTTATTATACACAAAATAGACTAATAACTGCTGAAGACTATAATATTGGTCCTTTGGGAATTGATCAGGATATTATTAAAACACGAACTGTAAACAGAATATCAAGTGGAGTAAGTAGATATTTAGATTTACGAGATCCAAGCGGTAAGTATTCAGCAACAAACTTATACGGTAATGACGGAGTATTATATAAAGAAGAATTTACAGATAGTTTTAATTTCTCGTTTGTAACACAATCTGACATTGAAGGCATATTATATAGTGATATTGAACCTAGGATTAAATCTTCAAGTGTAAGAAATTTTTATATTGCAAACTTCTTTAAACAAAGTACAATCGATTTACAAGCATATTGGAAACAAGTTACATCAACTACAAATGCATCTACTGGTTATTTTGAAAAGACTCTTGATAGCGGCGAAATATTTTCTACACCTAGCGGAAACAACATTGACAATGATAACATTTACCCGGTAGGAACTTATACAGTAAATGCACTTACAAATTTACAAGCAGGAGCATTATGTAAATTTGAAGCACCTACAGGGTATCACTTTATGGGCGATACAATAATGGCAGGTGCAGCTGATCACCCAGGTTCTTCTACATATAAATGGGTTTCGGTACAATCAGTCGATGCAGACGGAACGCTAAACACAATAACAGGCCAAGGACCTATTACATTTAATGACGTAATTCCTAATGGTTCTTTACTAGTAGAAATACTGCCAAAATATGCGTTAGCATTACCTGCAGATTTAAAAACTCAAATAATAGATAGAGCATTTTCTTACAAAGATTTTGGCATACGATATGATCAAAATAGTGCTCAATGGAAACTTATAAAATCAGAAGATATTAATACAACTTCTAAATTTGGCTTGCAAAACGCTGGTAGTACTCTTTCAGCTAACTTAGATGCAAGTTGGATATTTTATTTTAAAACTAACGGACAAAGATACACAGTTAATTATAGAAACATAAGATACATTTTTGAAAGCAAAAATGAAATAAAATTCTTCTATGATGGTAATAACAAAGTATATGATCCTAAGACTAATCAAATACAACAAGACAAAATTACTGTTTTAAATATTAATACACAGCCTGATCAATCAAGCAACGTAGCATTTAACAATGATTTTGTTTGGCATATTTCTAATTCATATACTGACTCGTTTGGCTATGTTGATAATACTAAAATACAGTTAAAATTTGTTGATAGTGATTCAGATGGTATAGCTGATAATCTAGGAGTGTTTAATGATATTATCGGCAATGACAAATATATATTCCAAAAAATTACTAAAAAAGATAACATCATTTCACAACGATATTTTGATAATAGCAATGGTACTATTAATACTGAATTTGCTAATGATTCAGAATTAGGTTCTTATGTAAATTTTGATGACGGACAGATTTTTTACTTTTCTGATTTTGATTTATTTAAGGTATTAAATAAAACTCAAAATAATCTTAGTATTATAAATGACTATAAAGCATTTATAGGTAGAGATAATTTAAAATTTCATTATGTACATGTTTCTGATTCTAATTATAGAATTGATCCAGCAACTTCTAATATTTTAGATACATTTTTGCTTGTTAAATCATATGACCAAGCAATGCGAGCATACATTAACGGTGGTGTTAGTGTAAAGCCTTTACCACCTAGCACTGACGAGTTATTTAGAAACTACGGGTCTGAAATTTATCAAATAAAAAGCATAAGTGACGAAGTCGTGTTTCATCCAGTAAAGTATAAAATGCTATTTGGCGATAAAGCTAACGAAGATCTTCAAGTAACATTTAAAATTGTAAAAAATGATAGAATTGCCATTAACAACAATGAACTAAAGAGTAGAATTATTGATTTAATAAATCAATTTTTTCAAATTGAGAATTGGGATTTTGGAGACACATTTTACTTCCAAGAACTTAGTTCTTATATAATGAATGTGTTAAGTCCGACTTTGTTGAGTATAGTTGTTGTACCTAAAAGATCGACACAGACATTTGGTAGTTTATTTGAAATAAGTGCCGAATCAGACGAAATATTTATTAGTGCTGCTACGGTTGATAATATAGAAATTGTTGACAAACTAACAGCTGATAATTTACAAGCATCAGGTAATGTAGTAACAACTATTACTACATCAACATCTGAAGTACAAAGTAGAACTGTATCTACTACATCAAATACAGCAAACACAAGTGCAACAAGCACTGGTAATTCAAGTTCGAGTAGTAGTGTAAGTTCACCTAACTCTGGAAGTTCGGATAATTCAAATGGTGGAGGATATAGTTACTAATGGCTGATATACAAGGAGAATTTGGACTACCTACTCCAGATGACGATAAAAGACAAAGTGCTAGATTTTTACCTAGATTCTTTCGTTCAGAAGCAAACCAAAAGTTTTTACAAGCCACTGTAGATCAACTTATACAACCCGGAGTTGCAGAAAAAATTAGTGGATACTTTGGACGCAAAGTTGCTAAAAGCTTTTTAGCCACAGATAACTACATCGGCGATCCTGCTAGTAAAGATAGAGAAAACTATCAATTAGAACCAGCAACTGTTATTAAAGACAGTTTAGATAATGTAACTTTTTATAAAGATTATAATGACTATATAAACCAATTAAAATATTATAATGTAGATACTAGTAATCACAATAATATTAATGCACAAGTAAGTTATCCGTGGAACCCAAATATTGATTGGGATAAATTTGTTAATTTTAGAGAATATTATTGGTTACCTGATGGTCCAAATTCGGTTGCTGTACAAGGCCAGTCTAGAGAAGTTCAAAGTACATATACTATTACAGTTGATGATGCTGACGGAGATGCATCGTTTCAGTTTAATACTAAATTGGAAAGAAATCCTACACTAAAATTATATAGAGGTCAGAAATATACTTTTGAAATAGATACAGAAGGACATCCGTTAGCATTTGCTCTAACAAAAAGCTTTAAACCAGGTGAAGCAGTTGTCGTTGCTACAACAGAAGGTATCAAAGATGATGGTAAATTTGGCGCTGATTTATTCGGATCAACATATGATGTCGGCGATTGGTTAGTATTACCAAATGAAGGTAGTGTAACGTTTGAAGATGACGAAAGTGTTTCGACATTATATCCTGATGGTATTCGTAAACTAGGAGAAAATGGCGAAGAAATTGCAAACGTTTATCTTGAAAAAGGTAAGATAGAATTTACAATTCCGTTTAACTCGCCTGATAGACTTTACTATATATCAAAAAATGATATAAATGTAAGTGGTGTAATAAGAATTTACGATATTGAGGAAAACACATTCTTAGATGTTGAAGATGATATTGTTGGCACAAGAAAATACACTAGTGCTAATGGAATAGAATTTACAAACGGATTAAAAGTTAATTTTAGAGGACAAACTAGTCCTGAAAAATATGCTGAAGGTAATTATTATGTAGAAGGAGTAGGTTCTGCAATTAAGCTAGTACCACAAGAGTCTCTTAATGTAATTCAAACAAATTCTACAGATCGTCCTTTAGACTTTGATAAGAATGATTTTGATGAATTACCGTTTGACAATGCTGAAAACTATTCAACAACAAAAGATTATATTGTAATTGGCAGACAAAGTATTGACGGAAATAGTTGGTCAAGAGCAAACAGATGGTTTCATAAGACTGTTTTGCAAAAGACAAACGAATATAATCAGTCTAATGAAGCAATTGATGAGTCGGGTAAAGCAAAAAGACCTATTATTGAATTTGAGCCAGGACTAAGATTATTTAAATTTGGCACAGAAATTAAAAAAGATGTAGATCTAATCGATACATTTACTACTGATGTGTTCAGTGAGGTAGAAGGTAAATTAGGATATAATATTGATGGTGTAAATATTGTAGAGGGTATGAGAATTATCTTCACAAAAGACACAGACAAACTAGTAAAAGACAAAGTATTTGAAGTTAAAAAAGTTAAGATAGATAATGATGTTTTAATTACACTTATAGAATCGGAAGATGCTGCACCTTTATTAGATGAAAATGTACTGATAAAATCTGGAAGTAATAACAAGGGTATTGTTTACTATTACAACGGAACAGATTGGGTTAAAACACAACAAAAAACAACAACTAATCAACAACCTCTATTCTGTCTATATGATGCTGATGGAAAGTATTACGGTGACCTAGAATTATTTAATAGTAGTACATTCCAAGGAACAAAAATATTCTCATATAAAGAAGGTAGAGGCATAGCAGACTCAGAATTAGGATTTCCTCTTACATATCGTAACATAGAAAATAGCGGCGATATTGTATTTGATTTTAATCTACTAACAGATACCTTTAGTTATGAGGACGGTGAATCAGTTGTAACACTCAGTACAGACACATCTTTCCTTAAAAAATATTCTGCCTTAGACAAATTTGAATATGCAAATGGCTGGTCAAGCACGCCAATAGAAACACATCAGAAAGTAGTTAGACATTATATTGCTACACTTAATGCTGCAAATAATTTTGATATTGACGTTTATGATGCACCTGGTGATTTAAATGATTTAGTTGTAAGTGTATTTGTTAATAACAACATACAAAAAGAAATCACTGATTATACAATTTATAGACAGGATTCTAAAGCAACAGTAATATTTACTAACAACTTAAACGAAAATGATAGTGTTGTAATAAAGACTACTTCTACTGCTGATAAAAATGACAATGGATTTTATGAAATACCTTTAAATTTAGAAAAAAATCCGTTGAATGAAGAAATTACAAGCTTTACGTTTGGCGAAGTTGCTGATCAAGTTTCATCAATGGTAGAAGATTTGCAAGAATTTGATGGTGTGTTTCCGGGTAATAGTAATTTGCGAGATCTAGGAGATATTGATAAATTCGGAAAAAGATTTATTAAACATACAGGTCCGTTAAATCTACCGCTATACCACTTGACTAGTAAGAAATTTAATATTGTTAATGCTATAGAATATAATGCAAAAGAATATGATAAGTTTAAAAGAGAGATTATTAATACTGCAACTAATTTAGGCTTTGACGGCGAAACAAAACTTCATTTAGATAAAGTTTTACAAGAAATTAATAAAGATAAATCTGAAACACAGCCTTTCTATTTCTCAGACATGTTAGGTTATAATACAACAAACAAAATTGTACATACTATATTTGATAAAGATGACAAGTTTTACGGATTATCTAAGAAATTTGATTTATCAAATCTATCAGAAAAATCAGTTAATGTTTATCTTAACGGAAAACAACTAATTTATAATCTTGATTATAATTTTACAGATGAAGGATTTATTAATCTAGATTCTGTTCAGCAAACAGGTGATATATTAGAAGTATATGAATACGACAATACTGATGGAGCATTTGTTCCACCAACTCCTACAAAATTAGGAATGTATCCTCGTTATCACCCAGAGATTACAATTGATGATACATTTGTAAATGATAATGATATTAATACAACATTAGCCTATACCTGTTATGGACAATTAGAAAATAGCCATACTACACAAGGATGGTTCCATCCGTTATATATTGACAGAAGCACAGCAAGAGCTGCTGATGCCAATGGCGAAGTAGAGACAATAAAGTTAAATGGACTACCAGTATACTTTTATGCACCAAAATCTTTAGTTAAAAAGGGAGTAGCACCAAATACCGATTATGAAGAATACCCTGTAATTGCATTAATAAGAGGTCATGACGGTAGTTTTATTAGAGCATATAAAGACTTTAGAGATAACCTATTATTAGACTTTGAGAAACGTATCTATAATAACATTAAGATCGATTATACTAAAACTTTAATTAATATACATAATTTTATATCAGGATCTTATAGAAACAGTTATATTAATTCAGATAAAGTTAATGATATATTGTTAAAAGATTTTATTCAATGGATGCAAGGATCTAATATATCCGATTATACTAAAAATGACTTTTATAATGTCGATAATACGTTTACATACAATTATAGCACATCTATAAATCAAAATAAAAAATCGGTAGAGGGATTTTGGAGAGGCGTTTACATAAACGCATACGACACTGACCGTCCGCATACACATCCGTGGGAAATGCTAGGATTTAGTATTAAGCCAGAATGGTGGGAAACACAATATGGTGCATCACCTTATACATCTGATAACATAGTATTGTGGAAAGATTTAGAAACAGGCACTATAAAAGATCCTAATGGTACTAAAATAAATCCTTTATATGCTAGACCTGGACTACTTAATTTTATACCAGCAGACACACAAGGTAAATTAAAGTCACCCGCTGAATCAGGCCACGTTGAAAATCTTGTGTTTAGAGATTTGGGCAAACCTTTTAAATTTGGCGATCATTCTCCAGTAGAAACTGCATGGCGTAGAAGTAGTTCTTATTGTTTTGCATTAGTAAAAGCAATGCTACTTAACAAGCCTGCACATTTTATGTCTATGGCATTTGATACGTCAAGAACAGTAAAAAATAATGCAAATCAAAACGTATATCTAAGTACTCAAAAACAAATTAATTTAGCATCGTTGTCATTACCAAATACAGTGAATGAAAATTCACGTGTGTTTACTAGTGGACTTGTAAATTTTATGCATAATTTAATCGGATCAAATGTATACGCATTGTATGATGATTATCAGTATGATTTAACAAATATAAACAATCAACTAGGATTTAAATTAGCAGGGTTTACAGACAAAGACAAACTAAGCATTATATTAGATAGTAAATCACCTACAAATGATCAACCATCGGGTATTTTTATCCCTCAAGAAAATTATGATGTATTTTTAAATACTAGTTCACCTATAGACGTAATTGTGTATAGTGGCGTAATAATAGAAAAAGCAACCGATGGATATATTATTAAAGGATATAATTTCAATAATCCTAATTTTAAATATTTTAAATCACTAACTAGACAGGGCGATAGAGAGTTTACATTTGGTGGCGATCCAGAACCGAGTGCCGAATGGACTGAAAATAAAAAATATATAAAAGGACAAATAGTCAAGTATAAAAATGAATACTATAGAGTGTCGTCTAATTATACTAGTGATAGCGTCTTTGATACTAATGTTCATTTTAAACTAAACGAGCTACCGGTAAACGGAGGAAAATCTGTAGTTATTAAATCTACGTTTGAAACAAAGATTTCTAATTTAAATTACGGCACAAAAATTACAAGTACTCAAGAAGTTTGCGATTTCTTATTAGGATATCAAGAATATTTAAAATCAACAGGGTTTACTTTTGACTATTTTAATGATAAATTTAATACTGTAGAAAATTGGAATAATGCACTTCGAGAATTTGTTATTTGGACAGCTGAAGGTTGGGCTTCTGGCACAATACTTTCATTAAGCCCTGGCGCATATACATTAGAATTTAAGAAAGATTTTGCAGTAGTAGATGATATATATGATGAGTTTTACGACTATTCGTTATTGTCAGAACAAGGATTACCGTTAAAGCAAAAATTTAGTAGTATTTTAAGAGACGACACTAGTTTTAGTTTAAAGACAAAAAATACCGACAGTGGAATTTATAATTTAGCAATACCATTAGTACAAAAAGAACATGTTGTAATAATTGATAACGAAACAGTGTTTAATGATAAAATTTATCAACCAAGAACTGGATATAGACAAGAACGCTTAAAAGTTTTAGGTTATCGTAGCGACAATTGGTCAGGTGGATTAAACATACCTGGATTTATATACGACGACAATCGTGTTACTGAATGGACAAGATGGCAAGACTATAATATCGGAAGTGTTGTAAAATACAAAGAGTATTATTATGTTGCTGATAACGAAGTAGCAGGGTCATATAATTTTGAATTTACTAATTGGGTAAGATTAAATGAAAAGCCTGAGTCAAAACTAATAGCTAACTTTGAATACAAAATTAATCAGTTTGCTGACTTCTATGATCTTGATACTGATAACTTTGATCTAGAACA